TCTTTGACGTACCCTGAGCACCGAAGTGCATCCACACTTTCCTGTCCATAATCGTTGTGTCACCCGATACGCTGGTGACGTTTTGGAGCTTTCCTCCAGTTGGTGAGACCTTGATCTTGATCATCTCTCCACACCTTCCGTGAACCAACTTCCCGTGTCCCTCAAAATAGGGTTCTGTCGATGTTGTCTGAGAAAGTTCCCTAGCGCTAATCCAAATTGGTCCCTTGAACTTCTCAGTCGCGTTGAAAGCCAAAGCACCCGTTGCGCCGTAGTACGGCATGGTGATCTCTCCTGGGGTCCAGTGGATTTCCACACCACCCGCGTAGGCCGGACAGTGTTCCATGAAGGCTCCAAAAGGAGTGGTCGCTATGGTGAATGCTGGCATGGTGATAATGTTCTCCGTCGTGGCAATCGGTGATGTAACTTGATCCATATAACCGACAGGGCTAGACATGACAAGTTCTCTGAAAGTCATTCCCTCAACAGGTTTCCTCGGAATTGAGCTTTGAAACTCAACCGGTGTGTCCCTCTCGACAGTCTTAACCAAATATTGGCACTGAGCCTCAATTGGTCCCTCCTCACTAAAGTTGTCCAATGCCGGATCGTATAGTCTCGTGATCAGGATGTTCTTGATCGCAGCGTAGACGACAAAGATGACCTTGTCTTCCACGGTCTCAGGGGCCTGGATAGATTGATGGACATACACCTTGTATTTAGCACGCGTCGTGTTGAGACTCGCGTTGGAAACAATCTGCGACTTTCCCTTGATGGTAAACGTGTCTGTCTTCGAGATGTCCCAATCAAAGAACTCACCTTCTGTCGCCCTTCCCGCAGCGCCGTCAAGAGTGACTCTCAATACTCCCTGGTGTTGAGGAGTCTTAATGGCAACGATGGTCCATTCATAGTCACAATGAATTTCCCTGATGAACTTGAGCATCTCCTTGAATCTAGCTGGATAGCCGTTCGCATCGTGGAACGTAGGCAAAGTGAAAACCAGACTAGGTGCCACCCCACTTGTGATACTGAAGGTGTTGCAGAACTCAGGCTCAAAGAAAGCGTCAATTCCGTCCATGTCTCCATCTCGCTCGGCCAAAATCCTTAGCCCTGATTCTCCCTGACCAGCTGGTAAGTCAACAACCTGTCCTGATTGTGCAACGGCTGCGTACAGCTCGACGTCTTCTAGCCACCCCTGCATTGTAATAAAGGGGAATGCGCCAGCTGTTGGCGATGTGCTCC